CCAATCGCCACCCCAATTTTTTGTGGTACACTGATTCTTTCTTTGTATTGAACTTGTGGTGGTAACTGAATGGTCTTGGTGTAACGGATGGTGTCTGCCTTTACAATTGTTTGAACTCTTATCACATCGTGATTTCTGTAAACAATCGTTTTAACGCCATCTTTTTCTATTGTGAGGGTATCAATCGTTTTGCTCACGAAAGTGTCTGTAATGGTCACAGAATCACGCACAAACACGGTATCAATGCCATACACACTAATTTGTGCCATGGCGGGGTTCTTTTTGATGGCTTGTTCTAAATGCCACTGCGCAGAACACCCCGTCAACAAGATGATAAGTGTTAATAATTTACCACCTTTGACAAACAAATCGCACTTCACCTTATTGATGGTTTTCAACTGCGTCATGTAGTTGGTCAATTTCTTGACCTTTTCATCCTTTGGCTTGTATGTCTTTTTTACAGATTCCATGAAACATAGTTTGACGGATTTGTATTTGGGTATTCACCCGCTTGTTGGTCCTCGGTGTACTGACTAAATAATTGTGGGTAGTAACTCAAATAATCCACAACCCTACGGCGATAAGTTTCCGCAATGTTTCTTTGGCGTTGAACCAATGTATCAATTTCGGTTTTGTCTGGCAATGTGGTGTTTTCGGGTGAGTTCCTCAAAATACCCGCATTGCTCACCTCATAACCATGAAACAACAACAAATCAGCCATGGCGTAATGAATCAACATCGGTTGAACATAGTGTGAAACAAGGATTTGGTAATTGCCCGTCAATGTTCCCGCTTCCACTTGGGTTAAAATGTACCGATACAACTTCGTTCCCAAAAGTTCTTGAACTTGTATGTCTTGACTGATTTTAACAAAGGGATAAATTTTGTCCACATCCACATTACCACCCAATTGGGTGTATTTGAAGATTAGTTCTTTGTCAACCAGTAATATGTCATCGTTTGCGTACATCTTATTTATTCTTTAATGATCCTTTGTTTGGCATATCAATGGGGCGTGTCTTGGCGGTATTCCAACCACTTGGTGAGAATGGCACTCCCGCTTGATCTGCACTTTTATTCGATACTTCTTTATAGTTATCTATGTCACGTTCAGTACCCGTTTCGTTGGGTTGTTTTGGGAGGAACTTACCCTTAACTTGCTTACGTTTAAAGGTCAATCGTTCCCATCTGTGGTGGCAATTTACTCCACCTTTGTATTTCCATATTGAGTAGGTACTTTTACCACTAGGTGCAAACTGCCCGTTTACTCCCGCATCTCCCATTTCAATAATATCCTCACGTCTGAAGATCACTCCGTTTTTGGCTTCTTGAACCATTGTAGAGCAAAACTCCCGTGAATTGTTGGATACGAAATCAGGACCATAGCGGTATCGGATTTTGTACACCCCTTTATCGTCATTACTTTTTTGATTGGGATTATCATAAGCCAAGTTAAATTTCATTTCTTCATCGGCATCTGTAACTTCTTGAACATCAACAAGTTCCCACTCATCAGTGTTAATTAATTCCCCCTTGTCTTTCAAATGTTCTATCCATGACTTCTCATCTGCGATGGTCATGTCTTTGGATAAATCAATCTCTTTGAGTTTACTTTCTGCCCAACGGATACCCGCATCACCACCCCAAGCATCCCACATCAACCCCCCACATCCTTCAGAATAGGGTACATCTTTGTTTTGTTGGTGTCTACGAAATGATGCCATCCTTGCAATGGTATCTCTACTAATCGGTTCTCCCTTGGCTAATTGGTTTGCACGTGTTTTACCTACGGCAGTGCCACAATCACCCCATCCGTTTTTTTCAGCCCATGCTAATGCTTTCTTAGCATTACTCCTAGCACCTTCAGGGTAATCAGTATACGACTCGGCTAATTCGGTCTTACCTTCAAAATAAGAGTAGCAAATAGCAACGGCTTGATCAGTTTCTTTACCCTCACGGATCACTATTGGAACACAACGTTGCATGAAATCACTTTGGGATTCCCCTGCATTGGGTTCAACTAGTTCAATCTTTTTTTTTTGAGATGCTAACGATACGCCCGTTTCTTCCTCACGTGTTTCATCATCGATGACATTGCCACTCAAATCAGTAAACTCCAAAGGTTGTAAGGTCTTAAAGTACAGATTCAAATTGTACCCATTAAAATTCAATACCTTGGTGACTGCATCAATAATCAATCGTTGGAAAGGACGGATCACTACGTTATCAAACAAGATAGATGCTGACTTCAATTCGTCTGCGTTGCTACCAAATCCCGTGTTATCTTTAATACCCAACAACAAAGGAGATACAATGCGGTGAGCCACCATGATCTTCTGCATGGATTCTTGCGATAAAAATTGATATTGGTTGTGAGCATCACTCAATTGTACGGGTGTTATATCGGCACTTGTGTCTTTGCCATCATTCCAACTGATAATAAAACGACCTGCATTAGAAGATCCACCAAACTTCTGTTTGATCTGTGCTTCTACAGTATCTTTTACTTCGGCAGCGGGTTGTCCATTGTTGAAATTGATCAACATCGAAGGGGCTAACCCATTCATGATATTGTTTATGTGGAAATTCGATATCTCCGATTCCAAGTTGGCATATTGCGTACCTCCTTGGTAGTCCACGGGTGCGAAGTAAAACGAACCCGTTGAATATGGTTTGATTGTAAGGATACATTCGTTTGCACTTTGGTCATAACCGAACGCCCTAAATTCAATTGGCGTGTGATTACGCTTCATGTTCGCCCAATCAGGACAATAATAGTATTTCTCAATTTCACCCTTTTCGTTGCACTTAGCAGGACGGAGGGTTTGTTGTGGAAAGTGCTTGGCTTGAACGTATTTCTTACGATCCTTAGATTTGATCAACTGAAACGATGCTTGTCCCAACATCTTCAAATCCATTGCAACGGCACGAAGGTCATCCGCACTGAACAACTTTTTGAATTCAATGTAACCTGGCAAATCCCTTGATGCCCTTGTAACCTCCAACCCTTTACCAAAAATTTGGTCAACCGTGCCTTTGATACACGCATTGTTGGTGGGTGATGAATGGTATAAGTCAATCAAATATTGGTAGTAATTATTATCATCACCATATTGCACCCAATCCTTGTTCTTTTGCTCAATGATCGAGGGGGCGGTGTATGATTGTAATTGTATAAATTCTAAACTCATAGTGTCTTCCAATTAGGTGTACCAGGGGCTGTTGTAGTAAACTGCTTCCAAGTGTTGTAAATGTTTGTAGTACCGACTATCCAATACCCCAATACCTCCCAAAGTAACACATTACCATTGTAAACACGAAACAATAATTCATCTGTATTTTTGGCAACTGCGTTAATTGACGTTAGAGCGGGTAAATTCATAGTGATGAATGAATATGTCTTCACACATGCAGTATTCGTAGAAACCATCGTTTTAGTGGGTTTATGCCACACTTCAATGGTTGCGGTTGATATGCCTTCAAAATCCACAAACGATGTGAACGTAATTGAGGTGGAAGTATTATTGATGTGCATATACAATAGAACGCAAATTGAGGTTTTTGTTACAAAAAGAAAACCCCCACCGATTTGGTGAGGGTCGTCTTACTATTAAAACTGAAATCAAATTAAGGGGCAACAGTGACAATACTTGCCATTTCGGTGTAATTGTCCGCATCAACGGGTGCGGGTGGGTTTGGCTCACTTGACATCAAAGTCAAAGTATTCAAACGGGCATCACCCATTTGTACACCCCATGAAGATGATCCGCCGTTGGCATCACAACCCAAGGTTTCACCCAACAACCAAAATTGATCGTTGCGATCCCATACGATGATCTGCCATCTACCTTGTGACAATGTCTTCAAAGTATCCATATCGGCATCGCCCGTTACGGGTGTTTTACCACTTGGTTTGAATGACAAGGTAAACAATGTTTCGTAGGCAGTTGTTCCGTTATCACGTGAAGCGATCACGGTTGTTTCGATTGTTGACAAACCCTTCAACTCCCAAAAATTGGCAGTAATTGGAGTGGTGGTTGTCCCGTTGTCAATCAACGTTACTAATCCCGTACCACTTTTAGTCACTCTGTTGGCAAATTCAAAGGGGATCAAAAAAGCACCCTTTAAACCACCGACAAACTGCTTACATGGTTCGTATCTATTGGCTAATGTTCCACAACTTGGCATATTTTTTCTATTATCTTGTTAAAAAAAAGGGGCGGGTGTTTATGCCCACCCCGTGTTTATATTTTCCTTGTCGGATTAGGTTACGTTAATTACAACTTGTTGAGTTGGGTTGGTCGCGATGATACCACCAGTGAAACGCATGATGACACGTACGTTCTGTGAACCATCGATATCGCTCATGTCGATAACTTTTACCTCGTTGTAATCGCTCAACAAACCTGTACCGAAGTGCAAATCGCTCTTCATACCCAATACGCAGTCGTAGTCGTTAAGACCAGGAACCATTGTAACGGGGATACCTTGGAAGTTCATTGGCTTCTCACCAACGTAGAATTGGAAGTTGTAGTTACCTGCTGACAACGCTGCTTGGTACGCCTTCATGGTAGCAGGACCAACGTAGTATTGGTAACCTTCTTTACCATACAATGCTGCGGGTGAGTAATCCAACGCTTCTTGCAAACGAGCAACAACGTTTGAACCCGTAGTAGCACCACTGAAAGGACGAGTGATAGCAGAGTTATCGATCAAGTAACCGATCATACCATCTTGACCTGCAACGATAGCGGAATCATACCAAAGGCTTGATTTCCAAATACCCAATTCGTTTGCTTGAGCAACTTCGGCGGCGGTTTGAGCCAACATAAATTCTTCAAACGTAGCGGGGAGTTTTTCAAATGCAGAGAATCCTGCTTGTGCTGCTTCCCAAGTTGTACGCAATTGGTTTTTGCACAACTGCAAGTTTACTTGCTTTTCGATTGTAGTCAACACGTATTCGCCCAAGGTCACTGAACTTGAATCAGTGAAATCACAAGTTGCATCAGCAATAGTGATCGAATCTTGGTAGTTACGGATAACTTCTTTGAAAGCCACATTGGGGTGCAATGTGATAAGTTCTTTTGCCAAGGTCTCGCCTGACAACAGAGCAGCCGCAATGTACTTATTGCCGAATAAACCCGCATAGGTGTTTGGCGATACAGTTGGACCACTCAAATGGGTTTTGATCAGATTATTTTTCATTTGTGTGTTAGTTAAAAAGTTGGTCAAATACTCGGTCTTTAATTGTTTTTTCACGCTTGTCGCTGATGTGGAAGTGCATCTTGCTATTTGTGCTAGTGGCTTCAGGATTGAATGGAGTGTGAGGGGCGGGTTCGTTTGCCAATCTCTCTTCTAATTCTTGATTAACTGCACTTAATGCAACTTTCTCTGATTCTAAGGCACTCAAACGGGCTTCAAACTTGGCTTCAAGTTCTTTGATCTGAGCGCTGAAATAAGATTCTTCCATTTCAGTTTTAGATTTTACAGTTTTCTTTGGCTTCATAGCCATCTCACCGATCTCTTCTTTCATTGGCATGTCTTCGGCTTCTACTTCCTCAACAATTTCCTCTTCAGATACTTCGGCTTCTTTCTTACCAATTTCAACGATAACTCCGTTTTCGTCTACTTCTACGATGTTACCATCTTCCATAGCAAACTCACCTGCAGGTGCGGGGATTTTACCATCTTCGGTTACAATAAATACGGCTTCACCTACGGCAAAGGAATCCGCTTCAAAGACGGCTTGACCATCTTCAGTTTTTACTTGTTCCAATGCCACGGCAACGGGTTCTGCAATACCCAACTTTACCATGATACGATCCAAGATTGTTTCTGCGTTCATACTCATAAAACTTTATTTTTTTATATTGTTACATTTTTGATATTCTTTTAACATGTCAACTACTTCTTCGAGTAGTGAAGGTTGCTTACTCATACGCATCTTGTCTGCAAAGTACCCTTCAATGCTGAATCCTTTGAACTTGCCATCTTTGGCATCGTTCCACACATCATCGTTGGTGATCTTCAAGCATCCCATCCAAGTCCCGATAGGATCACTCATCCCATAGATAGCGGACTTGTCTTTTTCCATGTCTTCTTTGATCCACGTCTCTACCATACATACGCCTTGCACTGCTAGTTCGTGTTCAATAGTAGCGTTCCCTTGCTTACCTTTCATCAAGAACATCTGTGATGCCTTGCGGACTGTATCCTTGGAGAAATAAATGTAAAACTCATCTAACTCCCCATCGACTACTTGTTTGCGGTATATCGGTTTGTCGGGAATTAAAATTGGTCCCATTAAGATACGCTTCTCAGCATCTACCTTGGCAAATTTGACTTCATGAGATTTTAAAGCAACAAAATTGGATTCAATGGCAGGGGCTTCTACGATACTGATCGCATCAATGCCACTTGCCATTTGTTGGTCATCCAATATGAGTTCAACGATTCTCATTAATAACGATTGTCAATTACGTTTTTAGATTCAAGCATCAATGTGATAATTGCTGATTTTAACGCACCTTGAGTATCTTGAAGTTTTTTAAATTTATTTTCGATCTCGGATGGCAAACTAATGCCCAACGCTTTGTATTGTTGGCTCAATTCGGTGTATAATTGAGATGCTTTGAGGGTAAAAGTGTTCAAACTATTATATCCTTGACGTGCTTCTACTAACAATGGATTGATACTTCTTGCTTTTTCTACGGCTTTCAATGCTGATCCTTTACCTGCATTACCAATTTTTTCAATTTCTACAATCAATTTATCAATATCTTGAATTACAGCGAGATCAACTTTAACTTCACTTAACTCAACTTGGTTGACGGCATTCGATGCCATGAATTTTTCAAATGATGTTTTCATATTCTATATAACGATTTATCCCGGGAATGTTGCGTTTTGCTGAATCCTACGATCCAATGCTTGTTGTGTACTCATATCAGTGGCAACTGCGTATGCTTTGATTGGTTTTTGGTTTTGTTGTGCTAGTGACCTTGCAATCTGTGCTGACGGATCTGCTGATCCTCCGACAATAGACACACTTGGTCCGCTCATCGTTGGTGTTGCGGTATCATTAGATCCTGGCACGGGTACTGACGTCATTTTGCGAACATTGGCTAATCCCGTTGCGATAATAGCCGCCGCATTGATGTACCCTAATGGTGTACCCGCACCTGCTTTCAATGCTTTAGTTGCACCCGCATAAGTATCAATGATAGCACCTGCAATGGCTAGTGTTTTTGCTTCTGCCGTTTCTTCACCAATGGCACTACCTAACGCTGATAACGCATTGGAGGTCGCATCAAATATTGCCATCTTAGCATCAAACTCTTTTTGTGCTAATTCTTTCTTTTGGGCTTCTTCATTCTTGGCGATATCTATACGCTTGTTTGCTAATTGAGTTTCAAGATCTGTGGTAGCAATACCTGCATCCTTACGTGCTTGTATTTGGTTTTGTAGACGTTCTAATTCTAATTTAGTCAACGCATCTTGCAAATCCTTTTCATTGGTCAAAGTTTGTGTCAACCGCAATTGTTCTTTGGCATACTGCTCATCAATAAACTTGGCTTCGTCATCTGCTGACTTTTGCATAAACGCTTTGAGTTCTTCGTCTGCTTTTTTCTTATCATCAAGTTTCTTTTTCTCAGCATCCTCGGAAATTTGTGTCAATCTGATTTGGTTTGCTTCTTCGGCTTCTTGGATCAACCGATCTTTTTCCGCTTTGGTGTATTTACCTCGTGCAATTTCTCGCTTGGCGTTGTCAAGATCAAACTCTGCTTGTTTCCTTGCCTTGGTTTCTTCATCCTTAATGGAATCAATGATGTTTTTACGATCCGCCTCACGGATTTTGTCTGAAGCGTCACGCCTTTCTTGTGCATACTCTTTCTGTTTGGATGCTAACTCTTTTTGACGTTCTTGCTCTGCTTTGATGGCTTCCTTCTTACGCTCTTCATCTTCTTTGTCAAGTTTCTTGGCTTCTCTGTTGAACAAACGTCTTTTGGCTGCTAATTCGGTTTCTGCATTTTGAGTAGCAACAACTGCATCACTGATCGCCTTCTTAGATGACTCGGTTTCTCCATTCAACTTTTGGTCTAATCTAGCGGCTGCTAAGCGATCTTGGGCAAATTTCAGTTCTTTGGCGGCGAGATCAGTTTCACTTTTACGTACTTGGTCTAATGCCTTCTTACGATCTGCTAGAGATGCGTTGGAATCTGATAACAATTCACGTGCTTGGGCTAACTCCTTGTTTCCTTTTGCACGGGCTTCATTCAATGCTAACTCCCGATCTTCAAGTTCGTCTTGCAACTCTGCTAGTTTACGCCCTTCTGATGCGGCTGAGCCAAACAAACTCCCAACTAACTCTAATCCGTTTGCTAACCCGTCTACAAGCAATGTCGCAAATCCCGAAACTGCTTCAATGATCGGATGCAATATAGCCCCAAATATCGCAGTCAATTTGGCGAGGGCATCCATACCCTTCTCCGTTTTAGTTAACGCACTACGCAACGCCGTAAACGTTCCTACAAGCAATGCAAGGAACGCACCTATTGGGTTTGCTACTAACGTCAACATTGATTTACCCAAATCCATTACGCTACCCGACATTTGACCGATAGGACCTGGCAATTCACGGAACTTGTTACCTACATTGTCAAGTGCTTTACCGAATCCACTCATAACTCCCTTGACTTTTTCGCCAAGTTTGTCTAAGAGGATACCTAATTTACTGACGTCTTTAGTGTCAGTTTTTACGTTTACTTCTACTTCTTCTGCCATGACTTAATTATTCTAATGTAAGTGCGTTTAACTTGTTTCAAATTTTGGTTGTATTGGTTCTTGCCTTTGGCAATTTCTACATTCTCTGATACCCCGTACCAAGGTTGTGACTGCAATAGTTCAATTATTTTTGTGATCATTTTTTGAGTATTAAAAAGTTGGCTTTCTGAATTACAATCGTATGTGATCCACCCGTTTGCAGTTTCCAAACAAATGTCACTTCATCCGTGGGGGCTAAATCTAAAATGGTTTCCATGTTCACACTATGGTGGTTTGAATCAGTCAATCCATAACCAGTTGTTTCAACTCCGTTGACTTGGATCTCAAACTCAATTTGTTTGTTTCCACTTTGCCCAAATGCACACATCGCCGTGAACTTGTATTGCCCACCATCGGTACACACATACTTGGAAAGGGGCATATCAGATGTGATGTTATCCACATACCCAATCGTTTCTGTAGTTTCCATTGGAATCGGGTCCCATATCGTTGAATCTGTGGTTCTTGATGTGGGCGTGTTTCTGTACATAGTTATTTGGTTGAACTGCAAAATGGATTGAATAGTGTCTACTTGTTGCACTAAACTAAATACGTTGTTTTTGTTGTAATCTGTATCTTGGTTTGTGTCTAGGTAATCTTGATTATTAAACTTATACGAGTTCATGATACCCTTGGCTACGGAATAATCTTTCAAATAGGTCAAACCAAATGGGGTTTCTGTTGGGTTGGTAAAATCGGGCTTCTGACCAGTGGTTGTGAATTTTAGAATGTCAACATCAGGATACGTAACGAGTTCTAGGTTTGCCTTTTCGGTCAACATATCGTATTGGATCGATTGAACTTTGTAGTAATTTGATGAAATCGCAATGGTATCGTTCAATTTCAGGTTTAACCACTCACCTACGGGTAGAATTGCAGTCATTTTAACTACTCTAGATTGCGTTGAATACATACGAGATAGGTATTCACTCCAATACATTTCATACATCGTGTTTACGGGGGCATCTCCACGTAGTGAAAGTTCTAATCCAAAGGCATTGGAATAACTAGACGATAGAGTTGGATATGCAGAGTATGGAGTCATTAACGGCATCACATATTGGGTTACTCCCGCAAAAAACCATGTATCTGATACTGATTGTTTACCCCCATAATAGAACAAAGTGTAATCTTGTTGCACGGGCTTAGAATCTTGATCCATAAATATGGGAACATTCAACTCTGTTTTGCGTACAAATTGCCCGTTGGCGTTTACCTCATTCATGGCTTGTGGTGCAATAACATGGAATGGGGTTTCTACATTAAACTCATCTGTTGGGTAATCAATAACGGGCATAAACTTGGTACTCCCGTATTCACGTCTGTTAATTTGTTTGTAGTACGCATTGGCTAAACATGTGGATTCTTGGTGAGTAAACGATACGTGACGTGGGATTGGTATCTTATCGTGTTGGATATCTGTGATATCTACGAATTGTGTCCAATTCCGTGTTGTACCCGTTTTTAACCAATCTTGCAAGTTGTGGATCTCAATCTCAGTTTCACTTACGGGTAACAATATGCAGTTAAATCCCTGCAATACGCCATTTACAAAGTCCTTAATCGGTTTTTGTGGCATCGCATCACCCATGTCTACTAAGTTGTTATTAATACCTTGTGGGGCTTTCGTACATTTAAATGTGATTGATGATGTTGACCATGTTCCCGTTGCACTATACTTGATAGAAACTACATCCATAGTTTTTAAAAAGTAATTGAAGACAATCGTTGCGCCTGGCAACCCGAACCCACTTGTAAATGTCCCCGTTGCGGGTGCATAAATTTTACGACCATTTACAAAAAATGCAAATTGTAATTGTTGCAATGGCACTCCTGACGCAGTGAGGTCTGTTAAAAATACAGTGAACTGATAATTACCCGTACGATTAGCAGTATAATTACCCGTTGCTACATCGTAGTTACCAGATGGGTTGTTCACTAATGCACTGAATACTAATGACTTAAAACTTAACGAGGCAAAAATACTACCCGAAAATGTTTTCGGTGCAACAAACGCTTCACATACGCCACTTGCTACATATTCGGGATCATACAAAGGACCTGCAGTTTGCATAGGCAATATATACAGATCATCCATTTCAGGACGTGTCAAAAATGATCCACTTAACGTATACCCAATTTCTGCAAACGCAGTTGTTAGCATGGCTCTTAATCGAATTGCAGGACGTAGATCATCTACTTCTACACCACGTGTTTGGTAGATGTTACCATTGACACCGAGTGATTTGGAATACCTCCATCCTTGGTTGTAATCGGCAACAGGCCACAAGATATCGCCACCTTTAAGTGTTTGATTCCATGAATTGATAACTGCCGTGGCGTTTATTGTGTTATCATAAGCACTCCAATCAACTTCGTTCATGAGTGTTTCGCCCCACTGATCTAGTATCTTTTTGGTCGTTCCGTAAAAAATGATGTTGTACAATTCAGGTAACCCATCCTTGAATTTACACCCTATCAATTCTACTCTTCCTTCAAAAACGGGTAATCCATGAATATAAATGATAGCATTCTTACCAAAATTGGGATTCCAACTACCCATTACTAAGTTCTCATCAAACCAATTAGCAAAGATTTGGTTGTTGGTTTCTGATGCGGGGATTTGGAAATCTTTGGTATAATCAGTCCAAATTGTGGAAAGGTTCATCAAGTCCTTTAACTGACGTGTGAGTGGTATTGATTCATCATTAAAAAGATCAACGGGTATCAACTCGCTGAATGTACCTCCAAGGGATTCTAACTTCTCAATACAACATTCTTGACCTTCAATGTATCCCGATATCGTACGTTGGTAGTACGCCGACATAATGGGAGTAATCGTGTCTTCGTTATTGTCTTGGATTGATAAACTAAAACGGATCATCGTACAATCTTGTTAATTTTAGGTTGGTTGTACTCTAACTGAATGGTATACAATATCAACTTTTCGTTTACCCTTGTTTTCCTTTCGAACGCAGTATCAATAACTCTTGCTGATAGCACTTGACTTCCATCGAGTATCAATATGTTGGTGGAATAAAACATTTGTTCTACAACGTCAACATCATTTTCGCTAATCCAATCGGTGTTTACTGACATGGTTTCTACGCTATTTGTGAGGTATGGAGTTGTTATACCTACGCCGTATGTCCATGCTTGAGCCATATCGGTTTGTTTGAATATGGGTTGTTCATATCTTTCTTTGGTCACTTCATACGTGGACTTAAACACTCCATTAAATAAAAACGAGTCATATACCCCGTATTTGTTCAGGAACAATACATCTTGTTGACCATACTTATTTTCACACACAAAATCTACGGGGATCACAATGTCATCGCCAGACTTGACAAACGTGATATTGATATCTGCACCCCAAGTTCCCCCTGCCGTTATCAGTTGCTTCAACTCAATACCTTGTATCAATTGATCTGATCCCGTGATCGTATTTGGTGTAATCGTTGCTGATCCACATACGATAGAAGTGATCACTGATGCATCGTACCAAAGGTAGGCACTTGGTGTTGCAGTCGTTAACGTCACTTTGCTCTTATCTGTGTAAACATACTTGGTCGGATACCCTTGGTTAAATCCTTCTGCAGTATACGCATACCCTGCTGATGCTAGACATACGTTGCTAGTTACATAACTTGTGTACGTAATGGTCGATCCTACATAGTAAACTCCACGTACTTTAACTGCAAATCTTTTTGCCCCGCTACCGATGTTTGGTTTGTAAGTTCCGTTAATCAGAAAGTCACGGGTTACTTCTTGTTGTACTAACTTGTGAATATCAATCCAACCACGTCCACTCCCATACTGATCAGGTTTACGATTGATCGTCCAATTTGGAGTTGCGGGTATTGTTGCAGTTCCACTCCAAACATACACATCACACTGATAGTAAAACTTATCTGATGCATACAAGCCATCGTAGAACTGATACATGATCGGGGAATTGCATCCCACTATGGATTCGGGTTGTTGATTGAATATCATCGCTTAAATCGGTTTTTAATATCTTTTGCCATTGCTTGTGCTAATGCCTTGTTAAACTTCGGCAATATTTGTTTCTGTGCCATTGCTACGAATGGGAATGGTTCAATACCAAAGTACTTGATCTTACGATTCATCATATACATCATACTACCTATCGTAGTTTTGGATTTGTATTTACCCGTTGACAGATCACGTGGTTGTATCTTCTTCATTTTCACCCAGTTACGCATAGCATCCAACGGGATACCTTTGCCAGGTTTACGTCCACTTTGCACATACTGCCCCGTTTTGTTCATTTTAATCCCTAGAGTCAATCCTTGAGGATTTGGTTGTATGGAGTTTACTAACTCTCCCGATGAAACGTAGTTACCACGGAATGTACGTTTGGTACTAGAGATAACCTGCCAAGAACTACCTACTTTTTTCCACTTGGCACGGATACTAGTTCGTGGTCGCTTGGTTTCTAATAGTGATCTACATGCAATAGCCCACTTATCGGAGTATTCAGCAACTACTCTTTCGCTATTTTTAAATGCAGTCGCCATCAGTTACCCATGGGTTTATTAATTCAATACCTACTTGGATTTGATATCCTGCTAATACGCTATCCATGGCTTCAATGAATGGATTGAAATTGATAGGTCTTATATATTGCACTTGGTTGTAGTACTCTTGTTCAGTACGCCATAACCCTTTTGAAAAACGTACGTACAGATCTTGTAAAATGTGACCATAGTTTTGATTTTCTGTGTACCCATAATCGGTATACTCCGTGATCAAGTTTTCTTGTTCGTTCTCTGTTTTCAAAAAGTTCACACGATCCGCTACCATGATGTTCATTTGGATTGTGGCAACTTGATCTGTTAACGATACTGATTGAATTGAGCAGTGCATCAACGGAAATACGAGAAACGCTTTGAAGTCAAGTTCAGTTAATGTACCATGCGAATAGTTCCATCCTTCTTGGACTGCTATATCCTTCATTAACTCGAATGCCGTGCCTATGTGATTATTGTTCATTTTTTTCTAATTGCTTTTTGTTCCATCGCCGCAATGTCACTTTCGTAAGCGGTCCACATGAGAGCGGTTTGTATGGGCTTTGTATAAACTGAGTCAAGGTTGAGGAAATTTCGGTTAGCAAGTCGGTAGACCATTCCAAACCATCCCCACTTTTTGGTAAGGCGTATTTCATCGTTAGTTCCCCCTTCCTCACCTTCCGCAAATACTTCTGGAAAGAACTCAATAAGTCGATTCCTAAACTCCAAAAAAAAAGCATCGCACCAAATGCAGTGTTCGCATCAATGTCCTTAAATGACGTGTTAAGATCAGCATTATACGCCACTATCTCGTACCTCCCGTTCTGCCCACTTTTGGTGATCGGACGATACAAAACACTCAATACCTTCCACAGATCATTGGAATCTTTGCAATAGTTTTCAATGTCAATAAACTCACCCGTGGTCAATTCATCAAAGTTTGGTATGAACCCATACTCAATACCTTCAAACGTGAACCTTGGTGTAAATGTAGGTTTGGTATCTAACATTGCCGTGATCTTCTCTACGCAATACTTCAGTGTTTCAAACGGAATGTTTTTAACTTCAGTCATGGTGAGGTCACAAAAGATGGATACGGCTTCTAACTGACGTTGTGTGTTATCCATATCGGGCTTCAACCCATTGTAGGTTAACATCTGATGCAATTTAACATCACGTAGTTCTGTTGGCACTATTATCTTGATTGTTTCAATCATATATCTATAAAACGACAAAAGTAACGAATGTTACCAACGATAAAAAAAGGGGCTATTAACCCCTTTCTTTTGTCAATTAAGCAACTAGGACTTACTCGTTATCGAATAGGTCATAATCTGCTTCGTTATCGTAATACAACAAGTTCTCATCGGATTCACACTCTTCAATGAAGTTGGTTTGCCAATCAGCATAGTTATCGTAATCATTAAAAATTTCTTCGTCATAAGGTCTAAGTTGCATTATAAACGCCCCTCCTCGGCAAAAGACATATAACTATCACTTGTGAGGATCACGTGGTCTAACAATTGAATATCGAGGATTTTGCCACATTGTTTGATTTTTTCAGTAATCTCAATATCGGGTTCGCTTGGTGTGGTTGCTCCGCTTGGATGATTGTGACATACAATTATTTTGGAAGCATTGGTCAATAACGCTGCTTGATACAAATGGCGTACATCGACAACACATCCCGCAATTCCCCCAACGCTAAGTTGCTGAAACCCAATTATTTTGTGAGCGTGGTTTAAAAATAACACCCAAAATTCTTCATGGTGTTCAATGACAGATTCATCAATCAATTTACGTAGGAACTTGATGGTACAATTAGCGGATCGCAGTTGCCCACGATATTCTTCAGTACGCCCATACGTCAATTTTACTTCGCCTACTTGAAATGCCTTGCTCATAAAAGTACGATTAAATAGTTTTTGTAACGAAATTCAATAGAGCCAATAGCAGTCACTTCATATTTGAAACGATTGCGTTGATCAATTGCTTTGATTTTGACGATGTTGGCTTGTGTTAATTCGCCTTGGAGGTGTACACGATGTTCGCCAACGCTGATGGAATAAAACATGCTCATATCGAATATACGATTGAGGCGGTTAATGAGGATTAGGTTTTGTTTCATAGTTGTTTTTATTTGACTATGTAAAGATAGGCATAATTTGCTAGATATTTAGATTTGTAAAAATAAAATAAAAAGGTGACTAAAAAAAGACGATTGGATCAACGGATACTATACTTACCTATGTTCGGTTTGGCGAGTGTGTTGTATACTGAGTATCTACATGCGTCAATAGCGTGGTTAAACGCATCGATAGGTTTGTTTGTTAACCTCCCCTCACGATCTTCTATGTATTTATAGTTCCTCATCTCTTTGATGAGATTTACGCTACGTTTGGTGAGGCAAATGGTGTATCTCCTCATCATGTCTATCCCCACATTAATTGAATCTGATCCCTTAGCCGTACCCTTGACATTGAATCCAAATCGGTGTAACTCTGCAATGGTTTTTGGTTCAGCACAATCTCCCCAAATGATATCACTACGATCTATATCTAATGTTTTAAGCATGTTGCCTATGTCACTATTGGTCATACCCGTCTGGTAGATCAACTCATCAAAGTAAATATAGGTATCATGAATGTACATGGCTACTAGTGCAGTTGGATCATTCGTATACCCAAAATCAAGTCCAAACGCTTTGAACTTGGCTACCTCGGGGATTTGCTCAACTTCTACGAAACTGAATACAAGTGATCGTGATTGCCCTCGCATACCTAACCCGTATACATTCCAATAGTTTTCGTCTATGTTCTTAAGTTTCTCAATCTCATCGATCAACGATTGTTCGAGGAACGGGTTGTCTAGGTAGGTGGTTTGATGAAACTCAACGTCATCTCGGATCAGGACATGGTCGTAGATCCAGTGAAATTCCTCTGACGGATTGTAGTCAATAATGATCTTGTTCGTGGTACGCATCATTAACTGCCGAAAATCCTCCAACTTTAATTCATTGGCTTCATTAACGAATAACAGATCACGTTTACGACCACGTACTTTTTGTGGTTCGTCTACTGATAGGAACTCAATTGTGTTTCCCATCAAATAGTATTCATTCGTGCTTTTGTTGTGGTGATCTTCATTGTACAATCCTACGTTTTGTATGATCTCTAAAAAGTCACGCATCACAGTTCCACGTAAAGCAGGAAACGTCTTACGTACGATTGATACTATCTTCTTCTTATTGTGAGTACAATAATCAAATATCAGCCACATGAGGATATTGTAGGTCTTACCACTACGTGTACCCCCTTGTTCTACGACAATACGGGATTTACTATCCCGCAAGTGTTTAAATACTACATTAGTTCTTAGGGTTTGCATCTACTATCTCAATGCGTATGCGATTATCTTCTCCAACTCCCGTGATTTCTGTTCTCTCTACATACCCACGTACTCTGCCTTTCGTCTTCAAAAAAAAGATCACTGCTGTGGTGTTGCCATCTCTAATCTGATTCAATAGTACGGATTCTGCAAGGTCAAGTTGGTTACCCTCTAGGTGTTGAACTGCGGTACGATAATGCTCATCGTCTTTCATCCAATCATAGTGAGTGGCTCTGTGTACTCCTACTTGTCTCGCTGCGATACTTACTATGCCCATGTTCTTTTCTAGGGCAACAATCATGTTCTTTTTTAAGAGTGTCGTGTTCAGTCGTTCATTTGCCATGATCTTCTACTAATTGTTTGAGGTTAAAATCAATATCGGTGTGTTTACATTCCCATTCGAGGAGGTCTTCAATCTTTTGGTACACTCTATCGTGTCGTCTCATTTCTGATACATACTGCACACTGAAATTGTAGTACTTACGCAAAAAGTTTACTATATCGTGGGTGGTATAACATTCTTTGGAACATATGTTCATTACTCCCACTTCACTTGTAAAAATATGGTGTTCGATGCAATCTACTACGTCATTGACGTGGGTAAAAAACCTGACATTGTCTCCGTTGTTGTGCAGAGTGATTTTCCTTTCGTTAAGGATCTTCCCAATCAATGTGTCTTTCCTTTGGTATTTGCCGTATACATTGTGGAATCTCAATCCTAAACTATTGGGTGCGTAGATCATCGCGTAATACTCATTAAATTTTTTGGACATACCATACATGCTTGTGATATTGTTGGCACTGCTACTACTTGCATATATCAATCTTACATTGTGCTTCTTGCAATAATCTGCGACTACCATAAATCCAAGCATGTTCGTCTTGACAATTTGGTCGTGGTCCTCGTTAAAAACACTGACTTCGGCTGCAAGGTGTACAATCACATCGGGGACTACGACTAACTTATCAATAAATTTGATATCCCATCCCGTCTTTATATCTATGCACTGAACCCCGAGGATATCGGGGTTAGTGATTAGTTTTTCTACGAGGTTTTTACCTATGAATCCATTGGATCCAGTTACGACTACTCTCATACTAAGTTATCAAAAATGCCTATTTGTTTTGGTTGCAACGCTTCATATTCTTCTTTGAAGAACTCTTTTTTGGTTTTGCCCATTTTTTTGCCCTTCCACGTATGACAATCATACGCATATTGTGGTATTGGTAGTGGGTTTTTACGCACATCGTCAAGATATGCTTCAATTTCATCAATATCGATATTCATTTTATCGTAGATGAGATTTTGTAAATGATCGGCTTCACGTGATTTGGTGCATTCACAAAGTAAAATGACGGCTTTGCTAATAAAGATACGCCCCTTGGGTGATTTTGCCCCGTCATTGACAAGTTGGTAGCCCTGCCACAATGCTTCGATCTCTTTGGTGATTACGCCCCAACAATCTTCGGCGGAAATGGTGTACAATCGCTTCCAAACATAGTTGGCAAATCCGCTATGCCAAAGTTCGAGAGCAAAGAATCCCGCAGTTTTGATGTCGTTGCGACGAATCGCTTTTTGGAGTGAGGAACTGACTTCATAGAAGTCGTAGTTGTTGATAGTTCTTGGTGTGTATGACATATAGTTTTAATTTGATATTGTAAAATTAAATAATAAAAACGAGATAAAAAAACTCAAAAACCGAATTTTACTGTTATATTATTTTTCACTTTACTTTTAGCAAATGATCTATCTTGTTTGAGGGTTACACATTCTCCAAAGTTTTTCCGCATACGTAGCATGTCTCTGCGTTCTTGGTCGTGGTTACGGATCTCCGCAAGTCCACCCGAACTCACAAACGTGTCTTTCTGACCAAAGTTGAAACGGGTATCTACTAATATTTTACGATATTTATACTTCGCTAAACAACTTATATAAAAATCTTCTTTCAATTTAAAATCTTCGTCCCACTTGATGTCTGAATTACCCATTACTCCGTACGCACACCCCGTAATTGTTTGATCTAATCGGTATGGCTTGAATACGTTGTATTGCTCAGGACGTGGATTTTTTGTAAACCCAAACAATGGGACTTCCATCAACTTGGCAGTTTCATACAAAGCGTAGATTTGATTTTCGATGAATGCTGAACTTTTGACTACTGAGGGTTCTCCCATGTTCATGTACAATTTGTGGAACATAAACACATCGTCATCTATCATAAACATATCGCCAAAATGGTTCTTCATCCAATTACGTTTGGGGATCAACCCTATAACACTATCAGGATGGGCTACAATTTCATAATCGGGGTTGTGTTCTTTGTACAGATCAACTTGGCTCTCTGCTACGCAAATAATCGCATTCTTGACTAGTTTGGTAGTGATCACATTATCGTGACGTTTATGACTCGGTATGACTATTTTCAATTGCATCCTTAAAATCGTTAAAACTGATCACGTTGGACTTGCCTACTTCGCTATTCTTGTAACTAGCCATCTTCTGCATACCTAGGGTTTCTCTAAGCCAATTAGCGTCAACTTCATTGTCTACTACAATAATAAACGCTTCTTGATCTTCGTCATACTCAGGTACTATCGGGTAGATGCTATCTTGGTTCTTGATGTTCTCAAATCGTTCTTCAAAGTTGTTACCGATCTCTAGGGCTTCAATGTCTTTGAGGTCAACTGCAACGTTCAATCCCCATTCGTCAAGTTTTACAACATTCCACTCGTTTGCGAGTATATCAAAATCCCATTCACCGAATCCTACATTGTCTTTAACAATAAACTCTTTTTCCTGCTCTTCTGTGAGGTTCTCAACTTGGATCACATCAATGGTTTCATAGCCACATTCTTTCAATGCTTTCAATCTCATGTTACCCCCTAGTACGACCATATCTTGGTTTACTACAATGGGACGGATCTTCAACATTTCTGGGAAGTCCTTAATCGATTGAACTAACTTCTTGAATTTTGCATCTCGAATAAACCTCGGATTATTGGGGTTTGGTTTGATGGAATCTAACGAAACTTGGATCACGTTATTCATAGGTGTTGTATACAATTGTGATTTCGTTGATCATCTTCTGCCACTCACGTGGGTTACAACTGCATGGACGATACAATCGTTTGGATTGGAAGATACGGGACCAAATGGCGGCGACTTTATCGGCTTCTGTGGGACTTAGGGTTTGAGTATTTACTTGTTTAAATTCCGTCCACCACGTGTATTCGTCTTCTGTCATACATAGTGGTTGTTTATACCTAAACAATGAGTTCAACTTCTCCTTACGGGCGTCACATCCACAATCTTCTCCTGCAATAAACTTGGCTAACTTTTCAATACCCGTTGCCTTCGTTACTTTCTGAATCGTGTCCCCCACTCCCAAACTTGGTCGGGTTTCTGTAAATCGTCTCCGTGTTTCTTTTTTGTTCTGCATATGATTTGTATTGATTTTGCGTTCTTTGTTTGATATGTAATTTTGCGTTCTTGATGGAGTTAAACACACTCCGTGTTGGAATCCCCGTCCGTTTTTCGATGTCTCGCATAGAATGACCATACACAAAATGTAGTTCTAATAACATCTGATCGTAGTCACGTAGTTCATCAATTGCTTTCTTGACTTCTAACATTAATTCCAAATGTGCGATTTCAGCCATTTCTGGGCTTTCTATTGGAACGAAATGGTCTTGGTATGGTATTGGGTGCTTCGTGGCTCTTTTAATGTCAATAAACGCATTGTGAAGCATCTTGAATAAATATATCGTGTTGACCTGCCCGTGATAATTAGTGATACGTTGGAAATTACCCTCTACAAGTTGTAATTCTGCTAACTTCAGGTACATTGCTTGAACCATATCATCGGCTTGATCGTTGTTAGCCCCGAGATACTTGGCAATTTTATACCATTCTTTGTGTCGTTTGGCAATATCTTCAAGGGTAACCACTTTTTTAATTTTGTAAATGTACGATAAATTATCGTATTCTAATCATGGATTGCCCAAAACATATACTTGTCAATATGTTCTCTGAAACTATCAAAGTCATAACATACAAGCGTATCATAGTTTTGTCTGCTCAACATACGCATCCACTCTTCTTGTTTGGGTGTCACTTTGTTGGGTT